AACTTACTATCCTTAATTGGATGTAGGCTCTAGACCGAAGGACCTTTCGGTGGTGTGACAACCACTGAAGGCATTCTGAGCGCAAGCTTGGTCTGCTGTCCGTTGACGCACCTATTTAGGTTGTCACAGCAATGTGATAATATTAAGTAGTTAACGTTAAAAATTGGCGAGTCAGGTAACTGACTACCCCTTTTACCTTGTCAAAGGTGCCTCACCTCCTAAACAGCGATAGTACTGATTAGGTCTAGTTGAATCAACGAACACTGCGCGCTCATGAAATATTTTGATTTACGTGAGCGCTTAGAGTCCGTTGACTGGCAGAGAATTTTAGAAGATTCTCACCGGCTATCAACATCCTTTAACCGGATGTTGTTAGTCGTCCTTGGACGTTATACGAAAGGGTGGTCCATCACCGCTTACACTGTAGCGAAGGAAGTCCATCGTCTTTATAAGATGAATGGTTTCCGATTCGTTTCTGCGTATTTAAAGGTCTGTAATACTTCATTGCTTAATTACTTAAGCAAGGACTATAATCAGACGCCTTTTAAACCGCAAATGTACGAAACTCGCTGTTCATTAACGAAAGGAGGGCTTCCAAGGATCATCTTATCCAAACATCGTAAGATAATTAGGAAAGGTGGACCCGAGGCGGTTGACATTATTCGCTGTTATCTAACTCTGTTCGGTTTCTACCGGACATTCTTAGATCTGCGAAAGGTCGCCAACCTCAAGACGATATGGACAGAGGGTGGGTATCCAGAAATCAAAGGAGACGAGGTGGTTTTCACTCGTCCGAACCTTATGCCCGGAGACCACACCGTGCACATCGATTTGATCGAGTGGTTGCGGTGTAAATTTCCGAGTCTTGCTTTATCACAGATAAAGGGTTTTCCCTCTGAGATTAAGCTTGGTTTCAATTGGATACCAACATGGGCAGGAGGTCCTAATACGCGTTTAACGCCATTTAGGACTTCAGTTAATGTATTTAGACATGATCTAAATCACTGGTACTCTGAATTAGTGAAGGTGCATACAGATAAAGAGTTACTTCGTCAGCAAAATCGGCTGATGCGAGTAATCTCTACACATCTTTATCCCTCTCAACTCGTTCAGTTACCGGTTGAAGCTACTACGCCAATGTCTAATTCAGGCTTTTTAGGTCTGTTGATTGATTTGGCGAAGTCTGTTCCAGGCCGATTTGGAACGCTTGGGAGAAAATATGAAGGGGGAGGTAAGGTGCGAGTATTTGCAATGTTGGATTCATTCCGACAAGGCTTACTACGACCGCTCCATGTTTGGATGATGTCCGCTTTGCGGACTATTCCAAACGATGGAACTTACGATCAATTGCGACCGTTGTTGAGGTTACGAGATCGTAAGCTAAAAGATTTATTTAGCTTCGATCTCACTTCAGCTACGGATCGCTTCCCTACATTCTTGCAGAGTTCAATCATGCGAGGATTTATGGGCCCTCATATCGCTCTCATATGGCACGACTTAATGGAGCTTCCTTTTGAGGTTCCATTTCTCAAAAGGAAAGTCGAAATTAGGTTCAAGATAGGTCAGCCCTTAGGGGCTTACTCGTCTTGGCCAGCGTTCACCTTGGCTCACCATGCTATCGTACAATACAGTGCTCAAAGAGCGGGGTTATCACGGACTAAATGGTTTAGTGATTACGCTATATTGGGTGATGACGTAGTCATCGGCCATAAAGCTACTGCTAAACTGTATGAGGAGATAATTATGTTACAAGGAGTCAAAATTTCGCCTCACAAATCTATTATTTCTAATAATGGATCTTGTGAGTTTGCGAAACGATTCCTTTGGAGGGGCGTTGACGTCAGTCCCATATCCTTCAAAGAGGTATATGTGATGAGACGTTCAACCACCGCTTCATTAGTAACTAGATTGTCTAGCTTCCGGTATGTGTCTCGTTTAGAGCCATACCGGTGGTTTGGTGCGAGCTATAAGGTATTACCTTCCTACCTCCTTCCTAAGAAGGGGCGCTGGAAGCGTTTTAATCTAATGCTTGTATCACCTAGCGGTCCTTTCCCACTGCCATTTTATTGGTGGTGTTCTTTATACTCTTCAAGACCTTTAGGTCGTCAAGAGTCCGCAAGAGTTCATCAAGAGTTATTAGATAAGTGGCAATTCTCCTTTGAGCCTGAAGGAATTCCGACAGAGCAAGAAGAAGACATTGTCGAAGAAGTACTTATAGGCCGCCCATGGATTCGTTCATGGTTGCGGACTAGTACTTCGTTCTTATTAAACTTGATGAAGGATGATCCGATAACTGCATGGTTTCATCGTCCTACGGTACCTCATACAGCTGAACGCCCAATGGTCCAAAGATCATTTAGGTTAGGTAAAGTGTATTGGATATTCGATAGGATGATGTATTATTCTAAGAAACCACCCTTGAAGGGTATAGGAATTAACTGATTCCTGTATCTAACAAGACTAACGTCTAAGGTAAGTCTTTATG